CAAACCGGAGCCACCGATTCGCTGAACGTTACTAGCTACCCGCAGTTCGTTGTTTGGCCCAAACCTGATAATTCCACCACCTACACGTTTGTGTACTGGCGCCTTCGTCGTATGTTTGACGTTGGCAACGGCATTAATGGGCAGGACATCCCCTACCGTTTCCTCCCCTGTATGGTGGCTGGATTGGCATTTATGCTGTCCATTAAGCTGCCGGGGGCGGAGGCCCGTACTCAGATGCTCAAAGCTGATTACGATGAGTACTGGGTGAGGGCGTCGGAAGAAGACCGAGACAAGTCTCCGGTACGGTTTGTACCAAGACAGATGTTCTAGGTGCTTTATGAGCGGTAGTCGCTTCTCATCCGGCAAATTTGCAATCGCCATGTGCGATCGGTGTGGCTTTAAGTACAAACTGAAGCAGCTAAAGACGCTGGTCATCAAGACCAAAAACGTTAATATCAAGGTCTGCCCAGAGTGCTGGGAAGAAGACCACCCGCAGCTTCAGCTTGGTATGTACCCCGTCAACGACCCGCAGGCTGTCCGGGAACCTCGTCCAGATAGTAGCTATTACGGAATCGGTAATAATGGTGCTAGGGGTAGCCGGGTCATCGAATGGGCTTGGAATCCGGTGGGAGGAGCTTCGCAGTACGATGCCTACCTCACCCCCAACGCGCTGGGGACAACTTGCGCGGTCAATAGTGTGGTAGTCTCTTAAGGAGAATTCTATGAAGATGGATCAGAAGACGATGAAGGCTGTCGCCAAGGGCGAAGTCAAGGGCCATGAGAAGCGGATGCACGGCATGAAGGCTGGTGGTCCGACGTCTATGGACATGAAGAAGTTTGGGCGTAATATGGCCCGTGCCAAGAATCAGCGGGGTGGGTAATGGACAAAATTAAGTCGGTTCCAGTCCCACCCGAGTACGCTACGAAGGACGTCAATAAGGACGGAACTCGCGTCAAGGGTAAGTACCCTCCCGGTATCGGGATGAAGAGGCACGTCGAGATGCGCGGCGCTGGCGCTGCTACCAAGGGCAAGAAGTTTCTGGATAACTGATGAACTACACGTCATTGGTGCAGATGATTCAGGATTACACTGAAAACAGTGAGTCTTCGTTCGTCTCCAACATTCCGACGTTCGTCCAGTTGGCGGAAGAGCGGATCTACAATTCCGTTCAGATTCCCGCTATCCGGAAGAATCAGACGGGTGCTTTGACGGCAAGTAACAAGTATCTGACCTTGCCTACGGACTGGCTGGCGACGTTCTCGTTGGCGGTAATTGACCCGACTACACAGGCGCAGGCGTTCCTTCTGAACAAGGACGTAAACTTTATCCGGGAGTCTTTCCCGGTGCCTACGGACACTGGGTCGCCTACGCACTACGCGCAGTTTGACTCGGGCACCCTCCTCCTTGGCCCGACCCCTGACTTGGCGTATGCGGTAGAGTTGCATTACTACTACTACCCAGAAAGCATTGTCACGGCGTCTACCTCTTGGTTGGGCGACAACTTCGAGACTGTACTGTTGTATGGTTCGCTGCGTGAGGCGTACCAGTACATGAAGGGCGAGGAAGACCTTACCGCCCAGTACGAAGCGAAGTACCAAGAGGCATTGGGCTTGCTCAAGGTTCTGGGTGACGGCAAGGATCGGCGTGACGCCTACCGCAGCGGTCAAACTAGAGTGCCTGTGCCGTGATTACTCAAGGCGTCTGCGGGAGCTTTCGTGCAGAACTTCTGAACGGGTACCACGCTTTCAGTTCGGCCTACCGTGCTGCGGACACGTTTAAGATTGCACTGTACGTTGATACAGCGGACTTGAACCCAGCTACGACTACGGTATACACGGCGACTGGCGAGATTTCCGCTACCGGGTATACTGCTGGTGGGCTGGTTCTTGTCCCTACCGCCCCCGCTAATTCCGGGACTGTCGCATACGAGTCGTTTGCTAACGCCGTTTGGACGTCTAGCGACATTCTTACGGCAGGGGCATTGATATACAACTCTACGCAGGGCAACAAAGCAGTCTGCATTCTTGACTTTGGAGGCAACAAGACACCGACTGGTGGCGTGTTCACGGTGCAATTCCCGGTGAACAGCTCTACTACGTCTGTCCTCCGATTCTACTGAGGCCAAAATGGGCGTTACTGTATTTCATTCGTTGACTGCGACTACTCCGGACAACACGCAGTACGAGATTAAGCCCTCCAACTGGAACAGCAACCACGTTGTGTCGTTGAGCCTACAAGGCTCCGACATTAGTAATGCGTTCACTAATAGTCCTTCCGTTACGTTCGGTAGCAGCGGCGCGTACGTCACCGCCTCGGTGAACACGAACTACGCTGCGACGAACATCACGACGAATGCCATTGCGCTAAGCAACTCGTCTCTCTTCCAGCAGACCAGTGCAACTTCGGCTATCACAAGCAATGCCTTTGCTGTGTCTCAGTCCTCGTTGCTCATCGCTACCAGCAACTCGTCGTTGTTCCAGCTGACAAGCAATTCGTCGCTGTTCCAGCAGACAAGTGCTACGTCAGCCATTACCTCGGCTGCGTTCCCCAGTGCCCAGACGACTAAGTTCGCGGGTACGGGTACGACGTTCTCAGGTACCAACGTTAGTGGGTCGATGACCCTTAACAGCAACGGCTTGAACCTCGCGCTGAGCGCGGGTGCGGGCGGCGGTGGCAACTTCTCGGCGGGTATCTCGACTGGTGGTAACACCTCTGGTACGACTGGTACAGTCTCTAACCAGATTGTCTTCGTTGGCGGTAACAACGTCACGCTGTCGGGTTCAACCGGTGCAGGCGGCGCTACTGTCACCATCAGCGGTGCCAACATCGGCGGTGCCCAGACCGGCATCAGTGGCATTATCGCCGGTACCCAGACCCAGACTTCTGGCACTGTGTCGTTTGCTAACAGCAACGGCATTACGTTCGGGATGTCCAACTCGTCCGTCATTACGGCGAGTCATAATGGGTTGACCTCCCAAAGCAACCAAGCCTTTAGTGCGTCTGGTGGCTCCTCGACGTTCCAGACCCTGAACTTCGCCAACAGCAACGGCGTCACCTTCAGCAATAGCGGCGGCTCCATCGTCGCTAGCTATACGGTACCAACTGTACCCACGGCGTATGTCAGTAGTGTCAACGGCTCCTCCGGAGCCATCAGCCTCAACGTAGGCTCCAGCCTCTCGGCCTCCACCAATGGCTCGTCGATTACGTTCGGACTCGCGTCCAACATCACGACTGCGTTGCAGTCTGCTGGCGCGTATCTCACTACTCAGTCTGCTCAGGCGTTCTCCGCTAGCGGTGGTTCGTCCACGTTCCAGACCCTGAACTTCGCTAACAGCAACGGCGTCACGTTCAGCAATAGTGGCGGCTCAGTTATTGCGTCGGTTCCCGGTACGTCGTCTATCAGTGCCACGGGCATTGTCAGCATCTCGACTAACGGCAATACCATAAGCATTGGCGCTCCAGCCATGTCGATTGGCGTATCTGGCGGCAATACGTCTGGCAACACGGGCACGGTATCTAACCAATTCGTGCTGGCTGGTGGCAACAACATCACGTTGTCTGGGTCTACCAACGCTGCTGGTATGACCGTTACGGTGTCCGCGAATACCGCTGCCGCTGCCAATCTGAGCGTGTCTGCGGGTACGACTTCCGGCGCGTTTGGTGGCCTGACGTTTGCCAACAGCAACAACGTCACCTTTGGCCTGAACAACGGCACCATCACGGCAAGCGCCCCCTCGGGTGGCGGTGGTGGTATTGCTGCGGCGGCGGGCAGTCAGACCCAGACTTCCGGTACCGTACTGTTCTCCAACAGCAACGGCATCACCTTTGGTATGTCGAACTCGTCGGTCATCACGGCGAGTCACAACGGACTTACGACTGCTATGCAGTCAAACGCTGGGTCTAACTTCCTTGGTACCAACACCGCCCTGACCGCCAACGGCGTCAGTGTGACCGCTAACAGCAGTGGCTTGAGTCTGAACTTCCCTGCGTTCTTGACCTCCCAAAGCAATCAGGCGTTCTCCGCTAGCGGCGGTTCGTCTACGTTCCAGACGCTTAACTTCGCCAACTCTAACGGCATCACGTTCAGCAACAGTGGCGGCTCTGTCGTTGCGTCCCATAACGGCTTGACTACAGCTGCTCAGTCTTCCGCGTCAAACGTATCGTTGGTCATCGCGGGTACAGCTTCTAACGGAGGCACCGCTAGTCTGTCTGGTGGTATTAGTTTCAGTAACGCCAACGGTGTGTCGTTCTATACGTCTGCTGGTAACGCTATCGTTGCCACCGTTAAGACTGACTACCTAACCTCCCAAAGCAATCAGGCGTTCTCCGCTAGCGGTGGCTCGTCCACGTTTCAGACGCTTAACTTTGCCAACAGCAACGGTGTGACGTTCAGCAACAGTGGCGGCTCTGTCATTGCTTCGGTTCCGGGTACGTCGTCTATTGTTGGCACGGGCGCGGTCAGCATATCGACCACTGGCAGCACCATCAGCATTGGCGCTCCGGCGTTCTCTGCG